GCACGAATTGGCCAGACTTAAACACCATTCATTTGCCAGCGTGGCTGGACAGTGAAGAGGCGTTTTAACTTATCCCAGTGCAGGGGTGCTGCACAACATTGAGAGGAGTTGCAAAATGCAACACATGATTACAGAAGTCACCGCGCGTTACCCGCGTCTAAATTCCACCTACAAGTTCGATACATACGAGAACAAATCGGTGAAATGCGATGCGTTTGACGACGGTGCAGCATATGAGATGAGCTTTGTAATGTCTGACGACAAGGCAAAAGAGCTTCATCGCATCTGCATGGAAGCATACGCCAACGCTGCGGCGCTGGACACAAAGCGCAAATGGCCAGAGAAGCCAGCAATGCTTCCATACAAGCGCAACGATGACGGCGAAGTCGTCGGCAAGTGTAAGCTGAAAGGTGCCTACGGTGGTGATAAGACACAGCCACCAAAGCAAGTTGACGCTCAACGCAACAAGCTGCCGGATGATTTCATGCTGACCAGCGGAAGCAAGGTCAACGTCGCAGTTGTTGTTGTGCCATACAATACAGGCAGTCTGAATGGCGTGTCACTGCGCTTGCGTGCTGTGCAGGTCTTGGACCTTGCTGAGGCGCAGGGTTCGGATGATCCATTTGGCACTGTATCGGGCGGGTTCACGTCCAGCGTGACGGCAACGCCAGCGGCGGCAGTGGATGATCCATTCGCAATGCCAGTCGCTACACCAGCGCCAGCAGCACATGCTGGTCTGGATGACGAAATACCATTTTAATCTAAACCAAAAAGGAAACTACAATGGAAGTTACTATCGTAAAAGACATGCCAATCCCAAGAGCCTTGAACGGGCGCAACGGTTCTGGATCGAGATATGATGCAGTTTTGAAGCAAGCGAGTGTGGGCGACTGCATTCAGTTCAAGGAAAAAGGCCAGCAGACTTATTTTTGGGGTCTTCTTCGGAGGAGGGGCATTTCCGCAACGACGCGGAAGCACAAAGGCCTATACTGCGTTTGGATAACCGCATGAGTGAAATGTTTTATGCTACCCCAAACCAGATGTATAGGATCAACAAGCTCACACATCTACTGAGTGGAGTTGAAGGTGTACCCTCTGCATCTATGCCCATATCAAAGTCGGACGCTAATGACTTGATAAAAGATATGGTTAAGGTTGAGAAGCTGATAGGCAACTCAGATACCGAAGAGCCTAAAAAGGTTAAGAGGTCGAAGACGGTAAAGCCAAATAGAGATGGCGAAATAAAAGTTATCAAAATCTCTATCTAAAAAGAGTGTGGCCCGGCACTTACACGCCGGGCCACACAATACCAAAAAGGAAACCCACCACAATGAAGAAGGTGTATAGATATGGTAGCCGACCTTAGCCGTGAAAGCAAGTTTCCAGCCGCTCAATGGAGCGAGTTTGGCCACAGCATCATACGCAATCTTGAGCTGAAAAAGACTGCGCAGGGCGAGTATCACGGTCCATGTCCATCATGCGCTGGCACAGACAGATTTTGGATCAAAGAGTTCCACGGCGAGGTCATGGTCAACTGCCGCAAGTGCAATGATTACAAATCAATTAAAGATAGACTGCGCGATATGTCATTGTGGCCACAGCCCGGACATACGCCTAAATTGGAGGTGGCAAGAGTTGACATTGATTGGCCAGAGCGTGACGCCATGAGCGACCACCCGTATCTTGAGAAGAAAAAGATTAAGCTGCACAATGCCAAGGTGGACGGCGACACGCTGACCATCCCAATCATTGACGTGCGCGGCAAGCGTGTCGGCGCTCAGTTTATTGATGCCGACGGCAAGAAAAAGTTTTCCTACCAGCTCCCCGTGATTGGCAACTTCAGTGTCATCGGTGGACCAATTCGAGACTTCGCATATGTTGCAGAAGGCTGGGCAACGGCCGCAACTGTGCATGAGGCCACAGGAAAGCCGTGCGTGTTCGCTCTAAATGCAGGGAACATTTTGGCCGTGATCGACAACCTGCAACAAGCCAAGCCGGATGCCGAGCTTGTTATTGCAGGCGACAATGATGATGCCGGGCGCAAGGAGTGCGAGCGTGCATTCTCTGAGCTTGGCGTTGAGTACATCCTGCCAGACATGGAGGGCTGGGATTACTCTGACGTATGGGTAAACCAAGGCCCAGCAGCGGCAAAGAAAGCATTGACCGTGCAAAGCGTCATGGATCAAATCTTCATGCCGGAAGACGCGATACCGCAACTCAGCCGAAACTATCTTGTGAAGGGCTGGCTTGGCGAAGGGCAAATGTCTGTGATCTACGGCCCGTCAAATGTGGGCAAGTCATTCTTTGCCCTTGACCTTGCGTGGCACATTGCCTGCGGTCAGGAGTGGAACGGCCACAAGGTTATTGGCGGCTCTGTCTTATACCTCGCCACAGAGGGCGGCATGGCGTTCCACAATCGCGTGGTTGCGCTCAAGGCAAAGTATCCAGAGCATAAGGATGTGAAGCTGGCCGTGCGGCCCGCCCCGGTCAACTTGCTTGATGGCGAGGTTGACATGGCTGTGCTTGAGAAGCTGTGCCGCGAGGTGTCAAAGAAGCATGGTCAGGTTAAGTGCATATTCGTGGACACGTTGAGCCGATCAATGGCTGGCGGCAATGAAAACTCGCCAGAGGATATGACAAAGTTTATTGGCAACTGCGATAAGCTGCGCGAGATAACAAGCGCACACTTGGACGTGGTTCACCACTCCGGCAAGGATAAAGCCGCTGGTGCGCGTGGCCACTCAAGCCTCCGCGCCGCGACCGATACAGAGATTGAGCTTGATTATGACGAGAACACTGGCCTGCGCACGGCAAGAGCTACGAAGCAGCGTGACATGGAAACGGGCGTTATATTTCAGTTTAAGCTAAACGTCATTGAGCTTGGCGTTGATGAGGATGGTGACAGCGTTACGACTTGTACTGTTGTGCAGGCTACTGAGAGCGAGATCGAGGAGGCCAATAAGCCTCGCATCAAGGGCAAGAACCAAGTCCTGATCCGCAAGGTGTTTACACAGTTGCGCGGTGAGGGCGTTGGTCAGCCAAACCCCGGAGGGGTTGGTTGGCCAGAGCCGAGAACGTATTGGGTTATCTCTGAGGAGACACTGAAGGATCACTTCATAGGCAAGGTGTCCTCGGCGGCAAATCCACGCTCTACATACAAACAGGCTGTGGATGCTCTAATCGGCGCGGGCCACATGGTTATAAATGACGGGCATGTTTGGTTTACTGACAACGAAGGCAAATGCAAAAACGTATAAGGAGGAAATACATGGAAGACTGGATTAATTGCCCCGAGTGCGACGGCGAAGGCCAAGTTGAGCGGGATGTGTGGGTCAGGCAAAGCTCAACTTGGCACGGCGACTTTGGAAGTCACATGGAGGAATGCGAAGTTTGTAATGGCATAGGCCAGATCGACCCCTTGGAGGATTACCAATGAAGTACGACCCAGAAGCTCTCACTCGACACGTCCTTGACTGCGCAGAGCAAGGTATGTCTCAGATTGAGACGGCAGAATTGCTGCGGGTGTCACCGTCAACAATACATCGCATTTGTTCGGCTGCGAACATAAAACTTGAAAGGAAAAAACGTGAGTACGGACCAAACTCAGATTATTATAAAAAGGCTGGAGCGCAACAACAGCATAATGCTGACGGAGCAGAAGACGGCAATGAGGCCAAACTTAAAGCAGCGGCTGGAAGAGCAGCAAGCGCTTCTCGATCTGCTAAAGCGCGATATGAAAAAGACGCAGCCGAGCGATTGAGGGCCAAGCTAGAGGGCGTTACCGATAAGCATGAGCGCTTTGAGATCACATACGGCCACTGCCTGTGGGAGTTTGAAAATCTCATGTATCGCCAGCGCAAACGTGAAGCTCTGCCATCTGGCCCGCGCAGGCCGACAACTATGGCCCCATCTATGCAGCGCGCAGCTGAGGCCAGCAAACAACACAGCATTGACCAAGGCAATCGCCTGTTTTCTTTGATCCCGTATGACCAGCGCGTGACGGCAGCAGAGGCGGCTGAGCTGCTGGGTGACAGCATTCCTCGCACGTCAAGCTATCTCAAGAAAATGTGGCAAGCGAACAAGGTTTACCGAGTGCGTGATTTTGTTGAAGTTCCGGGTTACACCAAGCGCCAATGGCGATGGGTGTTTAGCAAGCAACCTATTCAGCCGTTGAATAACTGTTTTGAGGAGGGTGAGTGATGACTGACGAAGAGGTAGAGCGTAAAATTCACATCGCCGGACTTGTCGGAGCCATCTTTGGCTTCGCAAGCGGCGCTGGCCTCATGGCGCTAGTGGGTATTATATTCTAGTAATCGTGTGGGTGGCCGTTGAAGTGAATGCTGGCACATTTGGTAGCAACGTCACACTAGGCTAAACAACCGCCGTCCCGCGGCAAGTCGATCTTACTTGTGATGATAGCCACCCACTCAAACTTTGTAATGAAAGCCGCACTCGGTCACAAGCGGTTATTTGAAGCTGTCGAATGTTTTTTGCATTGACTGCTTTTCATCCATAAATTCGTCTGGCGAAATGTATGTTGTCACAGAGGTCAGCTCGTCTCCCCGGCGGAAAATCACAGCGCCTAAATCAATAGATACAAACGCAAACACGTCTGACACATCTACGTTCTTCTTGGGTGTGTGAAATGCGTAACTTCTGCTGGTTTTATGCGTCTTGCTTGCGGTCTTAACCTGCAAGGTCAACGTCTGTGTATCCGTTTGTATATACGCATCGTGATCTTTGATCTGGCAGAGCGTGCAGATGTATCCAGCAAGCGATAAGTAGGCGAGAGCTAAATGCTCTCCGGCCCTACCTACCGCCGCGCTGGCTTTTTGATCTTGCTTCGCCACTTAGCTAACTTGGCTAGACTAAGCCATGAGCCAAGTGTGGATTTTCTTGCTCTCTTGGCTTCGATGATCCAGACCATGATAGCCGCCGTTCACACGCTTGGTTATGCGCTTGATGGCGTCATCGGTTACACCCTCGTCGG